CGAGGGAAAGCTGCATCCCGGCAAACCCAAAACCAAGTTTGCCAAAGGTGGCAAGACCGACATGGACATGATGAAGTATGGTCGTGGCATGGCTAAAGTGATGAACCAGAAATCTGGTCGCGGAGGTTAATATGGCTAAGTTCAGTCAAAAACTTATGGGCAAAGAAGTTGGCTCCGCTGCCGTCTATGCACAACCGCATACGATGGATGGAAAGAAAATGACCAAAGCTCCAGTAGAGTTTGGCACTAACCCCGGCTTTCCCCCCAACCGTAGTAAGCTCGATACCTTGGACGTTAGCATTGGCAACATCAGCAAGTCGGCTGGTAACGAACCTATAAAAACATCTGGTATCACGATGCGCGGAACTGGTTGCGCTACTAAAGGCACGATGTCTCGGGGTCCGATGGCATGAACTACGCTGCGTTGGTTGCTGCGGTCTCCTCGTACACGGAGAATACGTTCCCTACGACGGACATGAATGTGTTTATTACGCAGGCAGAGAAACGCATCTACAACGCCGTACAGCTTCCATCCCTACGCAAGAACGTCACGGGCAGCACAACAGCCAGCAACAAGTACCTCCAGTGCCCCACTGATTTCCTGTCCACATTTTCCTTGGCAGCAATCAACCCCACTACTGGGGCGTACACGTACCTGCTGAACAAGGATGTGAACTTCATCAGGGAAGCGTATCCCAAGCCAACGTCCACCGGAGCGCCCAAGTATTACGCCATATTTGGACCCCGGTCAGACAACGAAACAGAGCTTACGTTCATCCTTGGCCCCACACCTGACGCTGCGTACAGCACAGAACTCCACTACTTCTACTACCCAGAGTCCATCGTCACCGCCTCAACCACATGGCTCGGTGACAACTACGACCCCGTCCTTCTGTATGGGACACTGGTTGAAGCCTACACCTACATGAAGGGTGAGCAGGACATGGTTATGCTGTACAACACCAAGTTGGGTGAAGCACTGGCACAGCTTAAACGTCTGGGTGATGGTTTAGAGCGTCAGGACGCATACCGCAGTGGGCAGGCTAGGATTCCAGTAACATGATTGCCCAAACCCTAACCACATCCTTTAAGCAGCAACTGCTTCAAGCGGTACATGATTTCTCCACAGACACCTTCTACATGGCGTTGTACACTGCCAATGCCGATTTGGGGGCTACTACCACTGTTTACACAGCAAGTGGGGAGATTTCAGGTACAGGCTACACCGCGACAGGTCAGGTGATGACAGGCATCTCGGTCAGTGTCACAGACACCACTGCCTTTGTAAACTTCACCAACGTGGTATGGACTACAGGCGCGTTTACAGCACGGGGTGCGCTGATTTACAATACATCCAAGGGTAACAAATCGGTGGCAGTATTGGACTTCGGCGCTGACAAAACCACCACCGCATCGTTCACAGTTGTAATGCCCACCAACTCCGCAACAAGCGCATTGATAAGGCTACCATGATCACAACCACCAAAGGTCTGATGGACGAAGCCCTGCTGGACAAGCGGGAAGGAACCATAGACAACGACAACGAAACCACAACATGGATTGAATACTGGTTGGGTGGTGAATTGGTACATCGTTCGGCGCATGTGCAACTAAAACGTGCTGTCGTAACTTTTGGCGAAACCGCTGAATTTTAAGGAAATACCGTGGCAAATACACAATGCATGACCAACTCGTTCAAAGTAGACCTGTTTAATGCAGTTCACGCTTTCAACGCTACAAATATACCGGCACACACTGTAGCTACAGCCGATGTGTTTAAAGCAGCCCTGTACACGGCGGCAAGTTCACTGGGAACCACCACAACTTCGTTTACAAGTGCGGTTACAGAAGTGTCGGGTACGGGGTACACCACTGGCGGGGTTGTAGTTACATTTGGTACAGCACCAAGCAACACAACAACAACGGCGTTCCTGACCCCTTCAGCGACCATTACCTACACAACCGTCACTTTGGCAACTTCTTTTGATGCCATGCTGCTGTACAACAACACCAATGCAGGCAAGAACGCTGTAGCGGTATTTACTTTCACGGCTCAGACGGTGGCGGCGGGTACGTTTTCACTAACGATGCCAACCAATGATGCGTCCACCGGATTGTTACGGCTGGCATAAAGTGGTATGTCTACAGCATGGAGCGATGGCACATGGGGTAGTAACACTTGGGGTGGCAGTCAGGCTGCGCTCACAGGTGTGTCAGCCACGGGTTTAGTTGGGACATCTAGTGGTGGTTTAACCGCAGAACTTACCGGAGTCAGTTCAACAGGATCGGTAGGTACAGTTACTGCAAGTGTAAGTTTCCCGGTGACAGGGGTTAGTGCAACAGGATCAGTAGGTAGTCTCGGGTCTGTAGTTAGTATTGCGCTTGTTGGAGTAAGCTCAACCGGATCAGCAGGGTCAATCTCGCAAGCGTTTGCTTGGAGTGTGATAGATAATACGCAGACAGCCAACTGGTCTGCTGTCTCGACGACTTAGGAGGATTTAATGCCAACATCATTCAGTACAAATCTGGCTCTGGCCCTACCCGCTACGGGAGAGTTGTCGGGTACTTGGGGCACAACGGTCAATTCCAACATTACCAACATGCTCGACGAAGCGTTGGGGTATCAGGCATTTTCAGCCACTGGAGGCTCAGACACACTGACCATTCCTGACGGTACAACGGGAGTAGCCCGGAGCATCTACATCCAGCTTAACGGCACAGGCGGCGGTACGGTAAACGTCCCCACAGCCAAAACAAAGATGTACTTTGTTTTCAATAACACCGCATCTGCCATCACATTCAAGGTCACAGGCCAGACCGGGGTGTCCATCCCAGCCGCAGCAAAGATAGCCCTAGTCAGCAACGGCACAGACATCATTACAGCCGAAAACTACTTCTCCGCTTTGACTCTCGGCGCTGCTCTGCCGGTGGCATCTGGGGGTACAAGCCTGACAACCCTCACCGCCAACAACGTCATCTTGGGCAACGGCACATCAGCACCCACCTTTGTAGCGCCAAGCACCACGGGCAACGTGCTGACAAGTAACGGTACAACTTGGGCGTCCAGCGCACCAGCGGCTGGCGGCATCACCTACACCACCACCAAAACATCCAACTACACTGCCGTTGCAAATGATGGTGTGCTGACCAACACAACTGCCGGGGCATTCACGGTTAACCTGCCAGCGTCTCCATCCAATGGAGATCAGGTCATCGTTGCTGATGCGGCGGGTACTTGGGGGACAAACAACCTCACCGTAGGGCGCAATGGAAACAACATAGCTGATGTGGCGCAGGACTTGGTTTGCGACATCAGCGGGGCGTCTGTTCAGTTTGTCTACAACAGTTCTGGCACAGCAAGTTGGGAAGTGTTTGCACAGATTGGCGGCAATGGCGGCACGGCTGTCACGCTGACCGGGACACAGACTCTCACCAACAAGACGCTGACAGCGCCAACCATTGCATCAGCTAACTTGACAACAGCATTGACCCTTGCTGGTGCGGCTGGCACTAACGGTCAGGTGCTGACGAGTGCTGGGTCAGGTTTGCCGAGTTGGACAACAATCTCCTCAAGCCCAACGGTTGTGCGTTCTGCAAGAACCTCTGATACCGTTCTTGGTACAGCCGATGTAAGCAAATTGATCGACATTACCAGCGGCACCTTCAGCCAGACATTTACAGCAGCGGCTACGCTTGGCAATGGGTGGTTTTGCTACATCCAAAATAGTGGAACCGGATACGTTACTTTAGACCCTAGTGGATCGGAAACAATTACCCGTGATGGTGTTGCGTTTACTACGTGGGTTTTATGGCCGCAAGAGTCGGCTTTAATTGTTTGCGATGGAACTGGTTTTTACTATACCAATCTTAAAAAGGGTCAGATTGTTCAAACATTGGGAACTCAGACCAGTGTAGCATTTGCAACTGGTGTTGCGTATAGAACAAGATTGGATTTAACCATTGAAGGCATTTCAGTTGATACTGATGCAGTTTTATCGCTCCAATTAAACACAACAAACGCAAGTAAAACGTCGCAAATAATAATAAATACTAGTGCTGTTCAAAGTGCAACAGCGACCACAGGAAATTTTAATTACATAAACAATAGCGTTAGTAGTTGGGCTTTAAATCAAACAGGCACTAATAGATTGTTTGGTCAGATAAGTTTAAGTTTTGGTAGCATTGGAACAACGCTTAACGGTTGGGGTACTAGGGTTAATAGCTCATCAAATCAAGAATATCAATATCACGCTGGATTTTTTGGTTCTATAAATTCCACAAGTGTTACATCATTTGGTTTGTATTTGGCGTCGGGGAATTTAACTGGTGGAACAGTAACCATAACGGAGCTATAACATGACACAGCAAAAAATGATAAACGGCATACTGATTGATTTAACGCCACAAGAACAGGCTGAGAGAGATGCAGAAAAAACAGCATGGGATGCTGGTTCAGACACCCGCAAAGCAGCAGAGGTTAGAGCAGAGCGCAGTGCCAAACTAGCTGCAACAGACTGGACTCAGGGTGCTGATACACCCCAAGCCACTAAAGATAAATATGCCCCATACCGCCAAGCACTGCGTGATGTGCCAGCACAAGCAGGGTTCCCAAACACTGTCGTTTGGCCCACTCAGGAGTAAGCCATGACAACCCTATCTGACATCATCACGCCGACAAACCTCGTCACATTGACGGGAACATCTACGCTTACCAACAAGACCATTGCTTTTGGTAGCAACACCCTGTCTGATGTGGCAAGTCTATCTACGGCCCAGACCTTTACAGGTACTCAGACATTCAGCGGTACATCAGCTACCCTTGCGATGATTTTGAACGACACGGCAGAGGTGGCAACAGTCTCAGCAACAGCGGCTACAGGCACGATCAACTACGATGTCACCACCCAGTCTGTCCAGTACTACACTAGCAACGCATCAGCCAACTGGACTGTCAACTTCAGAGCGTCCAGCGGTACATCGTTGAACACTGCCATGACTACGGGGCAGTCTGTGACTGTGGCTTTCTTGGTCACGCAAGGCTCGACTGCCTA